ACTAGTACTCTAGCCAACTGCTCCCATGTATCACAACCTGTATGAGCATACTTTAAATTAAATATATCTTCTGAAAATTTTGAACGAAACATTGGGTTCATGTTGGATTTAAATGTCATCGATTATAACCTTTATTTTATTAATATCTATACCGTCAATACAATCTTTTATTGCATTAGAGATTAAGTCTTTTAGTTCAGACTCTAATCCATCAACTCCATCAGCAGGTAGCCATGAAGCATCCTTATCTACGTCAGCAGTTATTCTAACAAATACGATCACTTAGAAGTATCTCCATACTTTTCATATTCTTCAAGAGTAACTTCTTTTAATAATCTTTCAAGATACCATTGTGCTTTTTTTAAATCCTTTATTGATTCATCTTTATAATTAAACCTCCAAAGATATTTCATTACATTACCTTGTAGGTAAAATTTAAAGTTTGATCCTGTTGCTGCCTCAATTGCATCAATACATTCTATATCACCTTGATTATAATGAGGTGGATGATTTACCATATCAGTAGCTAGATATTCTGTCATTAGTGTAACCTCTTTGAAAAGTTTGCATAAATTATATTACCGTCTACATTTTTTACTTTTTCTATTGGTTTTAGTTCTACTTTACCATCACCAGTAGATTGAGCGACTGCATTCTGTATAGTTGCTTCTAACATCATAGTAATACTATCACCTATCTCTAGCAACATCTCATGGGCAGGACTACCTGCTAATTCATCAGATGTAAAGTCTCCTACGTATAAACTGATAGTTTTAGTGTCTTCATCGTAGTTACAAAAGATAGAGAATGTATTATCTGGTACTGTAACTTGATGTATTACTTTTTGTTTTTTGTCATCGAACACGTTAGTATCTCCAATAGATCTTCAGCATATAATAATGCTAAAGGTTGTTTTCTATCACCTTTTAATATAGCGATAGGTTTAGTATTTTTAATTAGGTTTCTTTCTGCCTGTTCCAATGCCTCATATATAGAAAAAGAAGATCTAGACTTGCACTCTACTGTCCAAGGAAACAGCTTCCTTGCTAATGGACTAAGCCCAATATCAGGTCCATTAACTCCACCAGGGGTAGAGGTAACATCATCCTTTTCTATACCTTTTAGATTAGAATGTAAATAGTTACGTACCCACTGCTGCAGTCTTCTTCCCTTTGCCTTTGCGGAAGAAACTTTAATCCTTGAAGACCGTGTAGTAATTGTACGCCGTTGCCGACTTGGACCTTGGGTTTTTCGCATAGATTAAATCAGGCCAACAGGAATACTTAAAGTTACAATAACTACAAGTCATACCTAACTTTCTATTTCCTGTTAACTTCCTATAAAAGGTTTCGGGTTCATCCTCAAAGCATCGTTCAAAGTTTGACTCATCTGCTTCAAGGTACTTAGTTACTGTGTTGTTAATCTTAGTTGTATAGACTTCTTCATCATCTGGATCAGCCCTAACAACTTTCATTTCACCTGACTCTTTGTTGATAGCAATCCAACCACCAGCTTTGATATCAGGTGTCTCTTCTCTTTCTGCTTTAGTATATCCGTATAACTGTTCTAGATAGCCAAAGTCATCATTGTTTTTAAGTGCTTCATACGATTGAAACTTCTTTTCAAAAGCAAACCTAGAAGCACTTTTGATATCCCAAAGAGAGTGAGAGTTACCTTCACGTATGATAAGATCTAACTCTCCTCTTACATATCCTGCCTCTGTCTCAAGCACTACTCGCTTATTAAGATCAACTATTTCTACTCCAGCAGCTAATAGTAAAGCTACTGCAATTACTTCTGTCATATCTCCATATAACATTTTAATCTTAAAAGAGTCGCTTTCTGCAACTTTTTCCCATCCTAGCTTTTCAGCATGAAGCTGACAAAATGGTTTCCCTAATTGGGACATACTAGGAAGACCAGATCCTTTCTTTCTAGTATAATTAAATTTACCTAACTTATTATTAAACATCTGACTAGCACGAAAGATGATATCGTCAGGTAGTTTAGGTTCACTAGCTAAAAAAGTTTCTAGCTTAGTGGCGATATCCATAGTTAACCTTCAATGATGTCGTTAAAATCATCATCAGTTTTTGATTCAGAATACTCTCGCATTCTATCGGAGACTTGTTCATTCTCTTTCTTAACTAAATCAACAAAATCTGTAATTAATCCTCTAGTCTCATCTGTTAGAGGATGCATTTTAGTTACTATTGGTTGATACTTTAACACAAACCATTTATTAGAACCTCGCTTCTCTAGTTTAAACGAAATCTTCATTTCATGGTTATAAGGCTTACTCTGTTGATGCATCATTGCCTTGATAACCTTACTTACTTCCATGAAGTTAGAAGGTCCAAGCTTCATACGAAAAGGCACTTCATTAATCTCTACCTTCTCGTTAGATCCTGGAATCATAGGCTTCTCCATACGCATCAGTCCAAATACGTGTCTGTATAGTTTGACTTTGGCTGCGTTAGCATAGGCTATAGGATCTACGCCTCGTAGTTTCTCCTTCTCCTTACTAGGAATCCAACCACATTTGTCACCACCATGCCAATCTAAAGCAGTGCTACCGAAGTTCTGAAAGTGCTGAGACATATTACTAAACTTCTCTGCATCAGAATCAAACACTGCTGTTTGCATAGTATCCAAGAACACTCTGATATAAACATCAGCAGAATATACATCACCATGTTCAGGATGCTCCAAAGCAATAGATGGAACTGGTATATTACTTACCAACTCACCACCTACCTCTACGGAACTGTCTCTATTTATCCTAGCCCTAGCTAAAGTTGGCCCTGTATCTATAACAGAGTATAGGGCATCTAGGTTATCAGACATTGTATCTATTGTTGCTAATTCATTCATGTATTTCACCTTTCAAAAAAGAAACCTTTATAACATAAAACTGCTCATTTGTCAAGTTGTTTTTTCTCCAATTCATAATAAAAATCTGCTATCTTGTATAGTTCTTTTGATGTAGCTGTATTTTTTACCATATTAGCTTTTACAGAAACTACGACTACGTTATCTTTAGTGTAACTTTTGTTGTTATTAATTCTATCAAACGATAAATTCCAAGGGCTGTTTTTATTAAAAACAAACGGAATTTTATAAATAGGACATTTTAAATCTTTAGGTATTAAATCTAAAATGTCTTGTGGTGTTAATTCAACAGTTATATTAGTTAAATTTTTCCTTCTTTTTGTATCTTTTACGAGTTGGTTTTTTCTTAATCTTGCCCATTGTAGGGTAATATCTTTAATTGAATTTACTGTTCTTATTATCTTTCTTCTTGCTTCCTTCGCTTTATTTCTTCTTATTTTAACTTCTGGTCTTTGTCTGTATTTTCTTCTTGCTTCTTTAGTTTCTGGTCTTTGAAGGTATTCTTTTCTTCTCTGTTTAACTTCTGGTCTTTCATTATATTCTTTTCTTCTCTGTTTAACTTCTGGTCTTTGGTTATATTCTCTTCTTCTTTGTTTAACTTCTGGTCTTTGGTTATATTCTTTTGCAAGAATCTTTTGTTTTAATTTATTTTTAGGGATTTTATAATATGCTTTATAGTACTCTCTTGCATATTTTTTTCTTCTTTCTTCACGTTCTAATTCCTTATCTATTATATCTAATTCATATTGTTCACTCACAACAATCCTCCTGCTCCATCCAGTTTTTTCCTTGAGACATTTCAACCTCAAGTGGGATATAGTCAGACAAACCAAACCTTCTCTTTGCTTCCTGCTGCGCTTCTAGCAAACACTGTGGGCCTATCTGTTTAACTATATCTAGTTCATCTGGATGAGTATCAATGAGAACACTGTCATGCACAGTATTAATTACTATACTTTGTAGTTCTAGTTCCTTTAATTTGTTGAATAATATTATTACTCCAAGTGGTACAATCTCAGCAGTAGCTACTGACTGCACTGGATAGTTGACAATCTGTGTCTTGTGTGTAGCTGTACCAGAGAAGTTTCTTTGACAATCAGGAAAACTAAACTGTCTACCTGTAGCAGTGGTGACTACTTTGTGCTGGATGGCTTCGTTTTGGAGATGTTCATGCCACTTAAAGATGCCTTTATACTTGTTGAAGAACTCTTTGAAATAGGTTCGTTGAGCAGTTGTACCTTGTGTTCCCCCATAAAGAGGACGGAAGGTGGAAGCTTTAGCTGCTCCTCTTTCAGTAGGTTCTCCGTTATCAGAGAGGACTTTGGCAGTATAGGCGTGAACGTCAAAGCCAGACTCGACTTCTCGCTTAACAACTTCATCAGTTGCGAGTATTCCTGCCACTCTAAACTCAAGTTGAGAGTAATCGATTTCGACAAGTTCTCCTCCTTTAAATCGACTAACGAATGCTTTACGTACAGGGAAGAGTCTGCCTTTAGGCATATTCTGTAGGTTAGGACTGCTACTACTTAATCTACCAGTTGCTGTTATGCACTGATTAAAGTTTGCGTGGAGCAACCCATCACTCTTAATACCTTTTCGTATGCCCTCTATAAAGGCAGACCTGTACGTTTCAATGGCTGACAATCGCACAATAGACTCTATAAACTTCTTAGCTTCTGGCTCAGTCACTTCATTCAGAAGCATACTGAGTGTGTTCTTGTCAGTCTTGAAACCACCAGCAGAAGCTAGGGAAAGTCGAGGGGGCAAATTTAAACCTCCCCTATCTTCCAGATCAATATAGATAGTACCCTTCCCTGCACAGACTTCACATTTAGTCTGCTTCTTAAAATTAGTACCATCCTTCTTGACCTTAAAGTAACCACCCAAACCATTACAGGATGGACACTTTGCTGATCTTACCTTCTTGGATCTTTTAAAGCAGCTCGATACTGCTTCTCTAAAGCTATTTAGATCCATAGTAGGTCTTGGCAAGGGCTTACCTCTGTGGTCAACCCCTATGTTCATTAAACTCTTCCAGGATTTCTTATCAACCAACTTGCAAGAGTATATTACTTGAGACAACTGTTCTGGTGAAGAAAGATTTACTTCTAGATCCCCCATTAGAGAACGAACTTTCTGATTCAGATAAGAGTTTAACTGAGCTTGTTCTCTCTCATACTCTTTGTCTACCTGAGATAATACATCCAGATCTATAGCCATACCTGATCGCTCTATATCTGTTAGCACAGAACAGAACTGGCACATGAGATCTCGTATTGGTATCAGAGATAGATTGTATTGCTGTTTGAATAATTTTTCTTGCTTCTGAAATATATCAGCAGTAGCTAGTACGTCATCACGTAGATATGATATTTGTATGTTTTTAGGAAGATCGCTGTAGTTCAATCCTTTGTTAAGGATGTTCTTCAGTACATCTTGCTTTTTTATAGAGTCATACTTTTGAGATAGTGCATCAAGACTAAGCTTACTACGAATGCCCTTGCTCAGTACGTACTCATTGATCATGGTATCGATGATCTTAATATCACAGTCAATACCAATCTCACGTAACCAAGCTACATCAAACTTAGCGTTATGAGCTACGACATAGCTTGCATTACTTAGTGTTTGTTTGAATGTTAAGAAAGCCCAATCGAACTCAGCAGAGCCACTGTCTTCGATATCTAGGATAACTACATCTGTGTTACCTTCTACGAGATATCCATGAGGAGATCTTATAGTGTAACCTATTGCAGCTAAAGTATTATTCTTGTTATAGGGAGATGGATCATTACGATCACTACCAAGATTTACCTCAAGATCTAATACTACAGCATAATCACTCATCGTTTCATTTCCGCAGCTTGTTTATCAAGCATACGGTCAACGACACTACGATCTCTTCTTACAGCTTTTAACGTCTGCTTACTAACATTACGCCTCTCACCTTTAGAAACATAATGGCCTCCTGATTTTTTTCTCTTAGGCATATATATTATCCTTATATAGTATTATAT